CTGCCAAAGCTTTTCCGGCTGCGTCAGTCCAGGCGTTGAAGGTTCCAGCGGCCTGAGCCTTGTCAACGTCATCAACATTTACAGAAAAGGCTTTTTCCTGGTTGAGTAGCAATAGAACCTCGGTGTCATTCAACGCCTCAGCGGTGATTGAGCGCCCAGCGGCCTTGTAGTCAACAATGGTTGGAGTGGTTGCGTTGATGATGTGCACAGTGTTGCCACGTGTTGCATCACCCTGATACTGAGTGTTCAGGGTTGGAATAACAATCTGGTTCGAAATGAAGCTTTGTGTTACTCCGGCGCTCCAGATTTCCGGGATGAATTGGTCAATAGCCATTTGTTTCTTCTTTCGTTAGTGTTTGCCCATGAGTGCATCAAGGCGACCGTCTTTAGTGGCCGCCATAATCTCATCCGGGGACATGTTTTTTAGCTCATCCCTATGCCTAATTTGGGACTTGCCTAGGTTCTGACCCCGAGCGCCTTGCCCGAAGTCTGGATTTGTAGGTTCAGCAGTTTTGCTGTGAGATTCGACCCACGACTGAATAGCCTCTGAGTCGATGTTTCCGTCACTCAAAATGAATGAGGATTTGTCAAAATCAAGTAATGAACTGCCGTCAAGTGAACGGCCAGTTAGCAAGCTCTTTAGCTCTGAATCGACTAGCTTCGCGGCGTATTCTCGTCTGATCTCTTGTGAGGTTTCTTCACGGGTCTGCTCAATTAGTTTCTCAGTGTCGGATAGCTGGGAGCGCCTGATGTCATCTAGCTCTTTAGCTGCGTGGTCGTTCGCCTTGGTCTTTTCTTCGTTCTTCTTGCTGAGGTATTTCCATTTTTCAACCTCTGCTTTTAGGGTGTCCATTTCGGACAATTCAGGGGCTTCGGGCTGGGCAGATTCTGCCACCTGTTCTAATGCCTCTGATGTTTCGGTTTCTAACTGCTTTGATTCAGCCATGTTGATCTCCATTTCGGATTAGGGCTTTGCGCTCATTTCGAGCTAATCAGCGTGAGCTGAAATTTAGAATTCGCTGGGGCCAGTGAAGGCTTGGTCGCGCCACCTGAGTGTCGGGCCGTATTCGCCGTGTTCGCTAGTGATAGTGATTTCGGTGTAGTCAGCGAGCTTGTCCCCTTCTGTAGGGGAGCGAATTAGCTTGCCAAGGCCAGCATCTCTGCCACCAAAGTCCGGGTCTATTTTGAGCTGTTGCGCGATGGTGTCATAGGTGCTATCCAGTCGGATTTGGTCAATGACTTGGCCGGGGTCTTGGTCACCATAGATTGGCATTTCGCCACAGTCGCATCCAGGGTGAATCGGCATTAGATTGTCGCGCCTGTATCGCTGGGTCGAAGCGATCGCGCAAAGCGCGCAGTTCTCGGAGCCTGTCAGGGTTCTTGCATAGCCCACGATGTTGTCGTTTTTTGACCTTGCTAAGAATCCCGCGTTACGCCTTGAGAGCTGCATGTCTGTGGAGACTATGGAGCCAATACGAGTGCCACCTGCTGCAATAGCTTGGGTCATGTCCTTGCCCTTTGAGAGCGCAGTGTAAACATCCACAAATGGCCTGCGGTAAACCTCTTGAGCAGCCGCGCCGTTTCTTAGCTTGCTAACTGTGAAGTCAGGGGCGCTTATCGCGGGGACTCCAAAAGTCTGACCCTGAAGCTTTGCCATTTCCTGATAGAAGCCAACCTGTAATCTCGCGGCTTGCAACCTGCCCCCGGTAAGGGTTGGTTCAATCAGTTTGGTAAATGCTTCAAAGTCTGCATCACGCCATGATCCAAGGTTTGTGAACGCGCCGGCAACTCTGACCCCAAGTCCTCGAACTAGCCGAGAGCTTAGGGAATTGTATGCCTCAAGCAACTCACGCTGGGTTGCCATTAGTGTCTTGTCTAATCTCAGCGGTCTCAGCGCGAAGCAGGGTGTTTGGCTTGAGCGTGATTGGCAGTGCGTCAATGAATCGCACATTGCCAATACCAACTAAGTTCGCTGCATCCTGCGGGTTCACACCTGCACGGATGTAAGCGCCCAGCGCCTCAGCCTTTTCTCTGTCGCTAATTCCCACTGGATTAGTCCTATCTGGGTTCACTGGGTCGCCAGGTGTCACTGGCTCACCGATTAGAAGTTCGGTTAGAAGTGCGTCGCCAGCTCGCTCAACTTCCATCTCCGCGATTTCGGCTGGGCTAAACTGCCCGACCAAACTCATCCGGGAACGGAATGGCAAGTCTTGGAACTTGCTGTTGGCATCTGCTCGCTCGGAGAGGCTGTATCGCTCTGGAGAGTCCCAGATGGGTTCTAGGTCTAATAGGTTGGCGCGCTCGGTGTCGCCCATCCACTTGAACATCAGGGACATGACTTTTGACCAGCCAACGGTTGCCCGAGCTATCCGGTCTTCGGTCTTGAACACCAAGCCTTCTCTAGATAGCGATGCACCCTCTGCGCTCTGGTTCGCACCGTCTGGGCTTAGATAGTGCATAGGGGTTCTAGTCACTGCGGCAAAGTCTTGGATGTCAGCTCTTACAGCCTGGAGAATGTCCTGGATGTTGGTCTGATCCATCTCTCCGATGTCTGCGCCTTCGGGCAGCATCCACATGGCCCCAGGTGCGGATTCGAAAAGGCCGTTGTAGTCAACCTCATTGCCTTCTGGGTCATGTGTTGGAAAGTCTCCCTTGATCCACTTTTGCTTGAAAGCCTGAGTGGTAGCGATGACTAGACGCTGGAGAATCATGTGGTTGATTCTGTCGATGATGTCTAGATAAGGCTCATACTCGCCCTTTTCATCCATGTTGGTAAACTTGACAACTGGCACTTCTCCCAAGGGATTTGGCCCGCTGGCTTCCTCGTCATACATCCAGTTTTCGGAGTCATAGGGGCTGGTGTCTGTGTCTTTGAAGTAGACCTGAATTTGGTCGGGATAGTAAAAATACGCCCGGCAGTATCCGGCCTCAATAAAGACTTTCACTGCTGCCAAGATCTCGGATGGATCCTCTGGATTGGTAATGGTCTGAATCTGGCGCGGATCCTCCACTGTGACTAGTGGGTATTCCCTGCCAGCTTTCATTCCGACTATGGCATACGCCTCACCAAACTTGAGAAAGAAGCTGTGCAAGTCTGCGGAATAAACGTCTAGCTTGTTCGCCTTCCAAAGGCGGCGAGCGGCTGCATCGCCATTCTCATCATCGTCTGCGCCAGTTCTAAATCCACCAATACGCATCCGCTCACGAACCGCTGCAACACAGAGCTGTGCCATGTTCAGGCGCGACTTCTTCTGAAATCTGCGATAGGCACGTGACTGGCCATCTGCGCCCTCTGGAAGCGGTGCATCGCCGTCATAGTAGCGTTCTAGCAAGTTCATGCGCATTTGCTCTTTGGCGAGCTTTTTGAGCATTGTTTGCTGTGAGCCGTCTAGCTGGGTTGCCATAAAGAATCCTTAAGTTAAGCGTCTAGGCACGAAAGAGTTTTTAGTTGCCTGGCCTTTTGATAGGGCCTGGAGTCTGGCTTGATAGGCCAAGACAGCCGCGACAGCGGCATCTATCTTGTTAGGGCTTTCGGGATGCTCTTTGGCAATCGAAATCCCTGATCGGCTAATCCTTCGGCGAGAGTTCAAAACATGTCTAGATAAAGCTGCGCCGCTGTGGGTTAGCTCTTTGTCAATCACTGCGTTCTGGAATTGCTCCAAAGCTCTGACAACTAGATAAGACCTGTTTCCGGTCATCCACCACTCAATTGGGTGAGTGACTGAGCTTTTGACTTTTAGCTTCTTGCCAAAATCAGCTTCCCACTGGGCTATGTAGCTCTCCCACTTTGCCGGGTCTGCAAACATGCCAATCACCTTGTAGTCCTCGAACGCTTGCCTGACTTGATTATCAACATCGGTTATGGGGACTTCCCAGTTCTCCCCAGCGGGGCCGTCTGGTTGTTCCCAAACTTTGATCTCAAATAAGTGACCATCGGATACTCGGCAACCCACTAGCGCGGTTGCGTCTGTGATTCCCCTGTTGCGTTTTCTAGAGCCGTCAAAGCCAAGCGTTATCGCCTCGCCCTTGCGAACCTCTTTGGAGGCATAAGTGGCAGCCCACTCTGGGGCGCTCACCCAAGCATCTTTAGAGCTTGTAGGTTGGTTGAAGTAGTAACGCCTTGAATCTTGGGTGTCGTTTCGCGGGTCATAAAACTCGGACAGGATTCTGTCCACATCCATCACTTCAGAGAATGGGCCATAAGCCTCTACGATGCCCGCTCTGACCGCAGCTTCATCGGTTAGGTCTATGCCCGCGT